AAATCCTTTTTTATTAGGATATTGTATGCCATTTCCATTACTTTCTTTTCGTAGTTCATTTGATTATAAATATTGGATTAAAATTAGTGAATTATCTTTTGTACATATTTCTGAACATCTTCTTCTATAAATTCCCTAACTAAGTGGGTTTTTATACGAACATCAGGATACTTTGATTTCAACGTATCAACTGCTTTAATGTTCTTTGAAGAATCATCCATAAATGCGATATCGGTATATCCTTTCTTAATGTGCTTCTCAATCCAATCCGATTTATCTTTTGGATTGTTACTTCCAAGTGCAACCACATACACATTCATTCCAAGTTCTTTTTTGAACCAATACCTTACAGGAAACGCAAGTGCTCTTGCAGTTAGAATGGTTACTTTCTTATCACCAGAATCTAACATTCTACGAAGTAAATCAACATTCTTTTTGATTACTTTGGGGTTGTTGAGCTTCTTATTGAAATCTCTGAAATCATACTTATCACCAGCTTTACCATTGTATTTTGCGTATTCTGCTGGGTCTAATTTGGTTTCTGTACCATCTTTGTGTTTCACATAGATGTAGGATGTAGTAGTTGCCAAAGTATCATCAAAATCAAACACACGTAGAGTTTTACCCTCACGTAGTTGTTTGAGTTCGTTCTTAAATACTTTTGATATAAACTGCGTCTTATCCATATTACTTCAATGTTGGGAGTCCACCAATCTTTGGGATTCGTTTTTTCCACTTATTATAAATCTCTTTTCTATTCTTATCAGTAATGATACCATCATCCACCAATGAATCTAAGTAATCATCAACCACTTTTTGATAGGGTTGTTTGATGGTTTTTGCCTTTGAATACAATCCGTGGATATTAGCATCTACCTCCTTTGGTAGTAAGAAGTATTTGTAGTACAACTCAGGATTAGAACGAATCTTCTTCCTCATTGCCAAATCACCCCTCATTATCTTTGAGTATTTAGCTCCTGAAGAACCTCTACCATGTGTTACGTGTTCTATTTCATGTCGTACCAAATCTCTCAATACAGGTTGTATCTTTGAGAATACCTTACCACTCTCTGCATCTTCAGGATGTAACCCAATCATAATCTCAATACTTGGGAAATCTCCCCCCTCAGCGTTTCCATCAATGTAGAATTTGCCCGGCTTAACACCATCTTCAGATACAGCCAATTTTAACTCAACATCCACATCCATTTCCGCTTTTGAATCTGCGAATTCACCAACGTAAATGGTCCGAGTCTCAGCTTCAAACATATCAGAAAGATTTTGTGTGGGGATGGGGTCTTTACGAACCTCATAACCCTTATACTTCTTAGGTTTTTCCTGTGTACCACTACCAGCAATCGCACTTCTCATCGATTTGAAAACTGCTTTGTTAATAGTACCAACCAATCTATCGTATCTACCTTCCAATAATATGTTTTTTAACTTTATCACTCTAATATACGAATTTTTTATCAAATATCCAACTTTTGGTCGGGTGTTTTGAAATCTTTTTTTCTCATCACTGTCTTAGCGATTGCCTTGTTAGCCTGCTTCATAAATGGAATATTGATGTTCGTTCTATCATCTACTGCCACTACTGAGTTGTATTTGTTTAGGAACTCAACGAAATCTTTCTTATGCTTAGATAGTCGTTTGAAGAACCCTATCAACTCTGCTGAGGTAATCTCTTTTCCATTTCGAGGGTCGTTTAGTCTATCGAAAAAGTGTTTGTCGGTGATTACCACATCAACTGGATTGAGTTTCTTATCTGCAAATGTATCAATCTTCTGAAGGTCTCCCATTGGGATTTCGTTGATTGTTGATTCGGGAATTGGTTTCAATCCATTTTTGATTCTGAGTTTATTCAACTCTTGCTTAATCGTTTTCTGCTTTGGAGAACCAGGCATTGTTTTCATTGCCTTACTGAGTAACTTCATCATCTCTAATTGGTCGTTACCTTCTTTCTTCAATCTACTCTTTTCTCTACGACCTCTATTTTTAGATTCATCTTCGAATCCAACAATCTTACCACCTTTGTGAGATGCATCCTTTCCATCACCATTTCCGTAAGTACCCTTTTGTCTATTGTACTTGTTGAGTTCGGCTCTGTACTTCTTTGCTTTTTCAGATTTTCCGTACTTTTCGTACTCCTTCTTATAATCTCGTTTGGAGTCTTTTTCTTCAATAGGATTGTATCCTCTAACGTACTCTGCCTTTTCTTTTTCAGATTTCTCACTAATACCAAGTTCTTTCTCAATCTTTTTGTACTTAACGTACTTCTGAGCAATCACTCCATATTTTCCACTTGGTGGTTCTTCAATATATATACCCTTACGGTCTGGCTTGTAGTTCCAATAATATTGTTGTACTACTTCACTGTCTTTCTTTTGGTCGTGAACATTGACTACTTTTACTTTGGAGTAATCATTTCTAAAATTATGAAACCACGAACGAACAGATGATGTGGTTTTGAGTCCTCTTTCAAGCACATTACCATTTTCATCTGTAATGAAGTAACGACCTGGCATTGGTTTGCGACGCATAGCAGCAAGTGCTGATTTAGACCAAACACCCTCTTTCAATCTGAACTTCAATAGGGGTTTACCATTGATTGTAATATCACCTTTTTCATTCTTATCGATTGATTTTACTACTATTGGTTTATTTTTGAATTTACCACCCAACACAGTATCACCAATTTCAATCGGAATTGTGATTGCTTCCCTAAGTCCAGATATTACTTCGTTAATCGATTTAGAAATCAAACTATACAACTTAATAGCGTTTGTAGCACTAAGATGTATTCTGTAGACTGGTAATTTAACATCATCACCCCACTTATAGATTGCAGCGCCCCATCTATGGTGTCCATCCACAATGTGGTTATCTTTTGATATGATTAGGGGTTTCATTGATTTAGGGGAACTAAACTTACTTGCGATTCCCTTAACCTTATCGGTGTATAGTTGTTTTTGGGATTTCTTTAGCTTAGAAGCACTGATAGTTTCTTTGGATACTCGTACCTTATCAGCAACCATATCCAATGCCTTACCCAAATCTTGGGTCTTTACTTGTGGCATATCTTTTCTATCAAAGTTTGGCATTAGTCCCCAATATCATCTGATGTATTGGGTGTATCATCCAAGCCATCTTTACCATCTAAGTAACTATAAACTGATTTCAGATAATCTTCAGCAAGAGTAATTTTAGCAAATACCCAACCATCAACATCCTCTACACCACTTTCTTTCATTTTTCTGTAAATACCCATAGAGTATTTATTTGCTCTCTCAAGTGATGCGAATGTCATCGAGACTTGCGAATCATCAACTTCTTTAAGGGATTCTGATACCCTTTGTATCTCTTCACGTACTATTTCTCTGATTCGTGATTTATTAGTTCCTTTCAATGGAACATCATTATACTTCTTTTCTAGAAGTTCTATCAACTTTTCAAATCTATCCATTAGAGTCCTCTTAGGTTAAACGCTGCGTTTTGAGCAAGTTTATTCCTTCTCAGTTGTTCTAACTTAAATTGGCGTAAACCCTCATTCATGTCTCTGTTGTAGAGCTCTTTGTTTTTGGGGTTACTAATCCAATCTTTCCACCCATATTCTCTTATACCATTCATATAGATAAATATGGTGTTATTACTAATAAATGATTATTTTTGGCGTTTTCCTTTGTGGTTATCGATTCGGTCTAAGATTTCATTCAATAATTCATTCTTAATGAATCCCGCCATTGATGCATTCTTTAATGCCGATATCATCTGGAAAACCATAAACGGAGCAAGTATCGTTTCAGATAACCACCCCGTCCCTTTGAATCCTAATTCTATTGATAGAACTACTGTGAGAATTAATTCCCACGCAAATATGTTTTTTAGTACGTTTAATGCTTTGTAAGTTTTGAAACCCTCTCTTTTGATTCCTGCGATTACTCCGAAGAATCCATCTAACAACATCACAGCTACTACTGCCAAATACTGCTCTGTATTATCGGCAGTCAAATTCATAAAGTAACTACCCATAAATCCACAAAACGCAGAAATACCCATAGCGAGCTGAGTCGTTGTTGATTTCAATAATATCATTTTATCACCTAACAAATTCATTTTTCATAGATTTATTTTTTTGCGAACTTCTCTAATCCAGCAATACCAAATGAACCTAATGTGATTATGACGAATGAGTTGTAAATAAACTCCTGTACCACTAAGTCTTTACCGAAGTAGCCAGTTACCAAATCTGCCAATGCAAATATTACCATTACTGCGAACGAAAGGAAACCAATTACGTTTTTCTCATTCATATCGTTATCGTCTTTGAATATATCTTTAAAAGCCATCCAATTACTCCTAATCTTTTGTAACATTGGAACTCCTTCTACAAACTTATTTTGGGTTAAACTTTTTCAACTATAAATAGTTTTATTTATGAGAAACTGATTGAATTATCCCACATTAATGGTATTATTTCTAATCAATCTTTATCGGATGCGTATTTCACACCCATAATTGTACCTACAATTGAAAACGCGTTTGTGAGTAGAATACCAAACATATTTGACCAGGTACTACCAATAATCTGTGTTTCTTTATCATTTACTATAGCGAATCCATACATTAATGTGGTTAATGTTCCAACACCAATTATCACAAATAATGCTACTCTTACAATTGTACCAATCAACTCAAACTGAGATTTCTTTTGTATTAGGTCTAAATCCTCAAGCGCTTTATCTTTTGATTTTTCCGCATCTTCTCTGAGTTTGTTTGCTTCTTGCTCCGATTTGTGTGCTGCCTCTAATGCGTTTTGAAGTTCAACCATCAAATCATCAGTTTCGTTTTGCTTAGCAACCAGCTCTTTGTTTTGTTTCTGAACTTGCTTTGTTACCGATAATCTTTTTCGTCGTGAATTGGTATCTCTACTTTTACATACTTTCAAGTATTCAGAGAACTCCAAATCATCTTTACTTGCCGATAATACTTTTAGAATGTTTCCCTCTAAGTATATTTTCTTTTCTTTGGCTAATTTAAGCAGCTCATCTCTACATATCTTCTTTGCATCCATAACTTACTTTTCTTCTAATAATTGTTTCAGTCGTATCTGTTCCAATCTCACATCAAAATTCTCTTTCTGAAGCTTTTCAATTTTCTGTTCCAACTCTTCTCTGTACATCTTAGTGATATCTTGTTGTTCTTTATCACTTTTTTGAGATTCTATTTTTCGGGCGATTCTTCTGATATTACTCAATGCACTAATTGCGATTACAACCCACCCCCAATTCATTGGAGTCCATTGAATTGTATTGGTTAGGAAGTGAATAAGTACAAAAAGTACAGCCATTCCACTATATCCGATTGCAAATAAACGTCTGGTTTGTAAACTATTATAAACAACCGAATGTAGAGTACCATACCCAATCAACACACTAATAATAGCAACGTACCATAAATCTGGAAAGAACTCAGCTTCCAATACAATGGGAGCGAATATAAGCCATATCAGTCCCTGCAGAACCTCAGTTGGTTCTGAATCGTGATATGTTAAGATATGCCCTAATTTCTTTATCATTTATATACTTTGAACGGATTTGTTTTATTTACATACCCATCATAATCTTCTCTAAATTCTTCTAATCGTGGTTCAATATCATCCGATTTTACTAACCAGAATTGAGCCCCTGCTGCTTTAGCTTTCTCAATCTCTTGGGTATCATCTGATGATGATATAATACCAATAACACAACCGTTACCATAATCAGTATTAATTTTACGAATCAGCTCAATACCATCAAACGATGAACCAATGATGTTCAAATCAACGAATACACATTCGGGCCTTTCATGATTAATATCATCTGGAAACCATTCTTTGAATTTTCTATCCGCCTCATCCGAAGAGTTGAGTGCCTCTAATGAAAGAGTTATATCTAAGATGCTACACGCATCCTCAAACACCAAGTGGAATAAATCCTCATCATCCACCAATAAAATTGAGTTAATCATATTGCTCATTTTAACCTTATCCTTAATTTAGTTCCTGGGTTAGTTTTTTCTGCTGTTATATCAAAACCATGTTCTTTTAGAATTGCTATACAAATATTCAATCCCAAACCTGAACCACTTTCTTTCTGTCCTTGTTTTCTAATGTATGGTTTTGATAAATTCTCAAACTCAGTTTGAGTCATACCTCTACCATTATCCTGTACACATAATGTGTTACCATCTTCCATAAATATCATAACAGTTTTCGTTCCACTATCGTTATACTTCAAGCCATTACGAATTAAATTATCAATGGCTGTACAAAACAATGGTTCGTTTACATCCATCATTACTAATTCATCAATTACCACCTGTTTTGTGTATGATGTTGATGATAAATAATTTTTAATAATTTCTTTTAAATCAACTTCTTTAGTATCTAACTGAACATCTTCTTTTACTAAGTTGGTGAACTCTTTTACACCAGCATAAACCTTCTGAGTGTGTTTTAGCCCCTCATCTAACATTTTAAGTGGCGCTTCAATTCTTAACTCTTTGATTGTTTCATCATTTAATCTTCTTCTAAGAGATGACAACCCTCTTGGCATATAAGTGTTGATACCACTATGCATATCATGTCTAAGAATCTTAGCAGCGTGTTCTAAGTATGAGTTCTTTTGGTTAACTATATCTTCAGCTTCATGTTGTGCAGTAATATCAGTTGCTATTTTAAGTATCGTATCATACTCACCCTTTGAGTTTTTGATTGGTGTATAGTTACCATATAACCATCTCTTTGAACCATCCTTAGCAACTCTCTCAAACTCACCAGTTATACTCTTTCCACTTCGCAGGGTTTCCCAAAATTCTAAGTATTCTTTACTTTTAGCGTATTCGGGAGTAACCATCGCAGAATGTGGTTTTTTAATCATATCCCCCTCTGTACATCCAACTAATTTACAAAAGTTATCATTTGCTTTAATGATGTACCCATCCATTGTTAGTGTAACAACAAGATTAGATTGACTGATACCAGCCAACTGAGAGTTTACCTTTTCTTCTCTAACCTTTATATTGTTTACAAACTCGCTTACAACCTTAAAGAATGGTGGCATGAAGAATACAACACACCCCCATCCGAACTTAGCAAGAAATAAGGTTGGTTCACATAACCCAAATACAATACACGTTTGTACAGTAAAGAAGGTTAACATAATAACCCCCGCCACTACCAAAGATATTTTGGCGTTTAACGATATCCCATCAAAAGCTTTCACTTAGAGTTCCGATTTCTTAAACCCACATTTAGCGAAGAACCACTTAGATGGGCAGAACCCAGTCCACACACCAACGTTCAGCATAAATGTTACAAAAATCACCACACCCCAAGATTGAGTGAAGTACCCTGTTAGTAATACTAACGA